CTAAAATTCGCTGCGGCGCTGGGAGGCGTAAGTCAGCCAGTCGATGGCGCCACGCGCATTGTTGCAGCGCTTGCACGCACAGGCCAGGTTTGACGGATGACCCGTACCGCCATCAGCGCGGCGCTGCAGGTGTTCCAGTGTAGCAGCATATGGCCGCGCAGCGTCGTATGGTCGGTACGTCAACACGACGTGCTCTCCGCAGTAGCAGCAGCGCCCTTGCTGCTGCCAGAATAGAAGCCATTTGAAATACCTTGCAGCGCGCGTGTCCATCGCCGCCTCCGTTTAGTCCGCGCCATCATGGATCGGCGGTGCCGAGTCTCGGCCTCGGCTGCCGCAGAAACTTAGGCAGGCTGCAGCCGCTCCGTGCCCCGTTGGATTTCGTGGATCTGAAAGGCAAGTTCGTCGAGGCCAGAGTCTTCCCGGATCTTGAACTCGAGCAGATCTTCCATGGCCTTCAGGTTGCTGAATACCTCTCCGATCAAGGTAACAGCGACCTTTGCTTTCATCTGAAGATCGTAGGCGTCCTGCGACCAGGGGCGGTGCGGGCGGCTGTCGTCAGCGCCCTGCACCTGCTCTCTGCCAGTCTCAGCGGACTGGCATCTTAATCTTTTGCCTTCCTCAGGCTCAAAGGCGATCGTTGGCACGGGTCTTAATCTTGCAATCTTCGCGGTCATGTTGCTCTCCTCGTGTTGCGATGTTACCGAAAAACCGGTATGTCATTAAAAAACACCAACATCGAACCAATGTCAACACGAAATAATGACATTGGTGTTTTTTAATGAGGTTGATCATGACTCCCGCTCAGTGTCGTGCCGCACGTGCACTTCTCAACTGGACGCAGCCCCATCTGGCCGAAGCGGCGGGTGTGTCACCTTCGACGCTTCGGGACTTTGAATCCGGCAAACGTATACCGATTGCGAATAACTTGGCGGCTATCCGAACGGCGCTCGAAACAGTCGGTGTGACGTTCTTGGAGGATGGCGACGTCGCGGCGGGGTCAGGCGTGGCTATGCACCCAACCAACTAAGCATTGACCACGCCGATTCGCTTCAATAGCTTCCGGTAGCGCCCACCAAGCGCAGCGCCTGCCTGGCCGCACCACCACACTGAGGAGACCAAATGAACGCGGTCGGCATTCGTGCCGGCGGCAACGGTCTGTCTCTAGCTGGAGGTGCCTATGCCCCCAACGATTCCCCTCGATACCATCTACACAACCGACGAAGCGGCCGAACGTTTGCGCGTGTCACGTCGGACGATGATCAAACTCGGCCGAGATCTCGGCTTATGCTCGATGATCGGTCGCGAGTATTTTTTCAGCGAGCGGGATCTGTTCGACATTTGGCAGGCTCAGCGAGCAATGCCGACGAGCTCTGAAGAACGCGCGGTCAACGTGAAGGGGCTTCTGTCTGATGTGCGGCTCCAGCATTCGCTGCAGCGGCTCACGCGGAAGAAGCGGAGGCGAAAGCAGTGACGAATGATCCTCTCTCCCAACTTCCATTATTCGCCACCGACCACCAATTGGCTGTGGCGATCGTCGGCAAGGACCGCGCGTCGATGTGGGTAAAAACGGTGCTTCCGCAACTGGAGCGAAAGGGCTTTCCGCGGATCGATCCGCTGCACGACGGACGGCCGGTACCGCTCGTGAGGAGATTCTATGAAGGGTATTTCGGCATCACAGCTGGCTTCAACGCCGCCGCGCCCGACGGTAAGGAGAATTGGAGCGTTTGGAATCGTAGGCGTCGCGCTAGGAGGTCTGCAGATGAATGACGACTCCCCTCGCCTCATCGGACGCAAGGAGGCGGCTGAATACTGCGGCATCTCTCCTACATGCTTTTCGATGTGGGTCGCCAGCCACAAGATGCCCCCGGCCATACCTGGCACGCGCAAGTGGGACAAGCGGGCGATCGATGCAAAGCTCGACGAGATCAGCGGACTCGATGTTCGCGAGAAGCAGCCTGAAACCGGCTTGCAGAAATGGAGGCGCGAGCGCGACATGCGGCGAGCAGCACGAGAAGCGCGTTGACCGCAACCACCTGTGGAATGACCTCGGTCTCCCCTTCCCCACAGCGTGCAGCCATGCTTAGTTGCGCGTGGGCTAAATTTCTTCTTTGAGGGGCATTACATGAAATTCCGTCTGATCGTGCTGGCGTCCGCGCTGGCTGTGGCTTCCTGCGCAAAACGTCCCGACGCAATCGTGCCGGTCGATATCCCGATGGCAGCGTACAGCAATCAAAGCTGTCAGGGTCTGGCGCAAGAGCTGATGAAGGAGCAGGCCAACCTTGCCGCTGTTTCAAAGCAACAAAACCAAGCGGCAACAGGCGATGCGATCGGCGTGTTCTTGGTCGGTGTACCTGCGTCCAGCACCTTCGGTGGTGACAAGGAGGGGCAAGTCGCGGTGTCGAAGGGCAAGGTCAATGCGATCGAGTCATCGATTAAGGCGAAGGGTTGTAAATGACATCCTCCTCCACCTCTTCGGCTCATAAGGACGACGGCAAGCGGCCCATGCGCCAAGACGAGAAAACGGTCGGAACTGTTGTATCACGCAAACGCCTTCCTCCCTTGTTCCCCACACATTTGCATGAGTCCAAATTTTGGGAGGCACTCGGCAGGACAGTGGCCACGTTTGGCTTCCTTGAGGAGACGCTTGGCAAGGCAATCTTCGCCCTTAGGGCCACTCGAGAGTATCCGGAAAGTGAACTGCAAAAGGCGTACGAAGCGTGGCTGCCGACTCTTGAGCGAGCACTCTACGAGCCACTAGGAGGGCTAATCAGATCGTATGAAAAGGCCGTATCGGAGCACCAGAGCAAGTCGTTCGAGAATCTTGATGTTCTCATCGCCGACCTCAAGAGGGTAGCCGAACTACGCAACGTGTTATGCCATGGTTCCTGGCGGACTCCGAACGAGAGCGGGGCGGCGATGCCGTTCTTTGTGTCTAGTAAAATGAAAATCTTCGATTCCCCGATAGATATTGCGTACCTCGATCAAACCAGACTAGTAGTTGTGGGTATAATCTGCAGCGTGATTGATAGCGTTACGCACATGGGCTTCCAGTTTCCGGGCGCCATCGGCCCTGGTACTCGAATTTGGGAATCTCCCAAAAAAGAGGAGACTGACGGAATTCCGTGTCCCCCGCACGGAGGCGTTGCTTAAATTGACGACCCTGGACTGGTCATTATTGAGCAGCTGGTTTCCGACAAGCATCGATCAGGGATGGGCAACACTAGTCGCTGCGTTGGCCGGTTTTCTTATAGTTGCGTACCAGACCAAGCAGGGCTTTAGATCACTCTCAATTTCTCAAGCAGGACAGGCAGGGCTCGATCGGAAGGCCCGGGAACATCAAGCGGAGTTAGATCGCCGTGCAGATCAACTCCGTCGGCACGATGACGCGGTCGCACTCGCAAGCGCTCTAACGGCCGAACTCATGGCGGCGCATTCCGTCATAAGCAACGGATTAGGCATGTTCGCCATAACGATCTTCGCGTTCGAACAAATCGGAGATCAAAAGGTCACCGAAGTGGCAAAGTTGCGGAACTATCTGCCGCGCTTCAATCCTCTTGTCTACAGGTCAAACGCAGGCAACATCGGACAACTCGGACCATCTACAGCGCACGACGTCGTCGATATCTATAATAGTCTGCTACTTTGGGAGTCCATGGGGGATGCTGAAGGGACGACCGGCAAGGCCATGGCCGCAGTTCTAAGCGCGTACAGAGAGATGTACCAGCTCTGGCTAGCGGATTGCATGCACGTTCATGCTAGGCTGTTAGCTATCTCTGGAGGCAAAGAAGACCCTGGCCCTGTTTTTTTTGAGCGACAGAAACGCAAGGCAGCAGTGCAGTCAGCTAGGACGGGCGAAAGCCAATCTCAAACACCCCCGCCTCATCCTCCCGCTCCCTGATCCCCTTAAAGGAAGCATGCCGTAGCTTCCCGTCGTCGGTCCAAGCCCGATACTCGACTTCTGCAACGAGCACCGGCTCGACAAAGACGGCGCCCTTCCTCCGCAGCGAAACCGCAGGCGTTTTCGTCGCCATCCCCTCGAGCAGCCTCCGCAGTTCGCGCGATAGATCGTGCGACCACCCCGTACCGCAGCCGCCGACATACACGAGATCCTCGCCCCTGCGCGCCGCCAGTAGCAGCCGGCCGAGATGACCTGGGACCGTCGACGGCTCAAACCCGACCACCACGAAACTGTCCCGCCGCTTGCACGTGATCTTCTGCCACCACTCGCCTCGACCTGAGCGATAAGGCTTCTCGACGTGCTTGGCGATAATGCCTTCGAGGCCGTGCTCGCAGGCGACGCGGAAGAACTCGTCGCCATTTGCCTGCACCTCTTCCGACAGCCGAACCGCGCCTTCCCGGCCGGCGACGAGCGGCTCGAGCAATCGCCGGCGCTCCCGCAACGGCAGGCGGCGCAGATCGCGGCCGTCGAGGTAGAGCAAGTCGAAGGCATAGCAGACGATCGCGCCGGCTTCGACCGCCGACGGCAATCGCCCCAGCGCCCGCTGGAGCATGCCGAAGTCGGAGCGGCCCTTGTCGTCGAGCACGACGGCTTCGCCATCGAGGATAGCGGTTTTGACGGCAATCCGCCGCGCATCGTCTGCAATGGTAGGAAAGCGTTCCGTCCAGTCGTAGCCGCCTCGCGTGAGTATCCGCACCCGGCCACGCTCGATGTGCACGGCAAGCCGATATCCGTCCCATTTCACCTCGTAGGCCCAGTCAGGCCCCTGCGGCGGCTTGTCAACGAGCGAGGCAAGGCAGGGATCGATGCGCGCCGGCATGGGATCAGTCGGGGGGCGATCTCGAGGCTTCTTTGAGGATGCTCTGGCCATTAGCCTTATTAACGCACAGCCCCGCGAAAGCCGAATTGACTCTTTCGGCGTAGAGAACATAATAAGAACATCCAGCGGCGATGCGGCGCCATTCCATCAATCAGAGGCGAATTCAGAAGGGCGCGCATCATGCGAACACTTGAAGATGAGATCGGAACCGCAATTGAAGTCGATCTCGCGGTAATGCCTCCTCACCAAAGGCGGGCCTATGCGGGCCTCGACCAGTATCGCCGTCCCGTAGAGGTGCGCGGCGTCCAGGAACTCGCCAAGGGGATTGCCGAATCCTTCGGGGCGTTTGCCGTCTTCGATGTCAAGACGGTGCTGCGGTCTCCGGCGATCACGCCATTCGTCACGCAGACGCTCTACTCGGTTCCGCTTGAACTGCGGCGGGCCGCCTGCGACCGCGACCGGCTGAAAGCAGAAGGCGCGCGAAAGGAGATGGCGCGGATCATCGCGGCCGCCCTGCTCGCGCGATACCATTTCGAGCCCCTGAAACACGTCAGCGCCTCCTGCCACCCAAATTGGGAACAGGCATTCGAGCAGCAATTCGGCGCCGGCCGAGGAAGCGATCGATATGAGTGACGAACTGGGAGCCAAGCCCCACATCGAGGCCGGGCCGTATGTCCATTACTGCGACCACCCTGGCTGCAAGAAATGGGGCAGCTTTGGCTTTGCAGTCGGCCGCGGCGAGCCGAACTGGTTCTGCTCTGAGCACCGGCCCGAGTGGAAGTCGCGCCATGAGACGCGGTCGCGGCATTGACCTGGCGCCGTTTGTAAGAGTGGGGATAGTGGCCAGTTATGATACGTTTTCGCAAGTAAACCTGATTCCTGGACCGGCAATGCACCAAACACCGATTTTAGCTGTTCTTCTCCTCGCGTGGGGAATTTCCCCTGTCACTGCGGGAGCTGATACAAATCAAAAGGTTCGCGCATTCATGCACTGCGTGAGAGGTATGGCGGAGCGACTTGAACCATCCGACGATACCCCGAGTGAAGTGGCATCTGCCGCCATATTCATGTGCTCCGAGGAAGAAGTAACCGCGGCTAATGCGGTGCTCAACGATGGGGAAAGTGGTATCACGCCGAATAAACTTCGAGAAACAGCAGAATTTTATGGTGCGGCACAAGCAACCATAGCACGTCTATGTCGCAAGACACAAGATTGCGGTTTGGCGCCTATTAAGTAATGTTTAAAATTTGAGCAACATCCGGTAAAGTAAACTTGTGACCGCTTGGTAATTGAAAATGTCACAATTAGTTGCTGCAAATGAACTTGGCGCAGGGTTCGCGGTGCCGGGGAGACCTGCTGAAAGTGCGAAGCAGGGGCTGTATGTTGAATGTAGGCCCGTACCACCCGAGGAGAGGCCTCTTTCGTTTAGCCGTGCACCGCGTGTAAGCACATCAGAAATCTATCTAGTGTTGTTGCGCGATTCGAACTAGAATTCACTCCTTCTAATATTTCGCCCAGGTCAGAAGGGGCGCATAGGGGGGTGCTTCATGACAAAGCTATCCACAGAGCCTCCTACACAAGGAGCGAAACACTCAATCTTGAAACTGACAGCTGCGGCCGTATCTGTCGTCTGGGCTCTGTCTGGACTATATCTCGGGTCGTTCGGAGACGTATATTTCGCCGCTATCATGGCGTTTATCATTTTTTTTGATGAATGGGGATTTTCTGCGGAGCAGAAACTGGCTTCTGCTCGAGTTAATTTGCAGAATTTTTATAGGAACGGAGATAAATTGGCGCGGGCATTTATTCTGGTTGTTGCTGTAGGTGGCAATGCTCTCGTTATAGACTGGCTTTACAATCTTGACGTCATAGCGCTAGATTTGGTAGATACCTGGATCAAAAGGATTTCACCCGCACTTATAATATCATCTGCTACATTGATTTTGGTTACGTTCTTTTCGAAGTTTTTTTATAGTTTAAACTTGGAACATTCCGATAATCAATCGTTGCGGATTGAGGTATGTCTATATTTAAGCGCATCAATGTTCATGATATTCAATTTCATATTTTGGATGGGGGTTAAGGTAGAAAGCATACTTCCATCCAAGAATTCCGGAGGAAAGGCATACAACTTTGGTCAATGGTCTGATTTGTCTACGTGGTTCAACAATTTCTTAATATCAAGTATTCTGATATCACTGATTTGGCTTATTGCAAGTACAATATGGTCATTTTCGAGGTATGCTGAGTTCTTTTGGAAGAAGTCATGATTTAACTGCACTAAATAGATGTAAATATCTGCTTTGGCCCTATGCTTTGAAAAGGGAAATGCCAATGTTAGAAAAGGCTTTATCTAAAACAGCACCATCTACCGCCACAGCGAACTTCAGTGGCCGCTGGCAAAACGACCTTGGCTCAACAATGTTTCTAGCCGTCTCCGGAGGACGCCTCGATGGGACGTACACAAGCGCAGAAAGCGCTAAGGGCGGACCCATCACCGGCGACGTGATCGGCTTCGTTAACGGCGACCTGATCTCCTTTGTCGTGAACTGGCCTACCGCCGCCATCACGGCGTGGGTCGGCCAGCAAACGGAAGAAAGCGGGACGACCGTTTTAAAAACGCTTTGGCAGATGACAACCAATATTGCCGATGCTGAAGAACCCGAGCAGTTGTGGAGCTCAATCTGGGCTGGGGCGGACATCTTTCGAAGATGACAAGTAGAGCGGAATCGTAAAAAGGCCCGCCACCGGTTAGGGTAGCGGGCCTAGAGGTTAGCGCAGCATTTTGTTGTTTTATGTTCTCGTCGAGCGCGAGGATCGTTGCTCAAAAACCCTGTCCAGCCGCTCGCTTATGGCGTCAATGCGGCTGCCGACGCCCTCGATCGCACGCATGATCTGCGCTGTCTGGGCTTCCATCCCAGCCTTCGTGGCGTAGGTCTCAGCGGCCCGCAGCTTAAACCCCGATAGTTCCTCGGCGACCTTGCTGGCCCGCTCCTCTGCCGCCCGTATCCGGCCTTCCGTGGACTTCTCGCCTTCCTTGACGCGGCTGTCGATCTTCCACCAGATGCCCCAGCCAGCGCCCGCAACGGTCAAGAAGAAAAGGACCGCCTTCATTATTTCTTCTGGGGTCATCTTTTCAGCACCGCCTTGACGCCAGCAACGCCGCCACCGACGTAGAAAATCCATTTGATCATGTCGCCAGCCCACTGCCGCATTTCGGGAGTCGGTAGGTTCGCGACATTCCAGCCGAAGTGGAACGTGCCGTCGAGGATGACGGCCGCCCACCAGAAGCCAAGCGGCAGGACGAAAAGCGCGGCGAACATCCAAAAACACGGCACCTGCATCTTCGCCTTATTGAGACCCGCCATGATGCGGGTCTCTTCAACGACCTCGCGCATGTACTCCGCGGTGAGCTCGGTGCGCAGCTTCTCTTTGTCGACCTCGAGTTCGGCGCGGCGCTCCATCAGTTTGATGCCGCGCTCGACCACTCCGCTGAGGCCGATTTTGATGAGGAAGGCGAGAATGCCCATCATGCCCTCACCTCCTTGCCACGCCAAGTGTTCCAGCGGCGGGCGACAACGTCTCGATAACGGTAAGCCACGTATCCGACAGCCAGCAGGAGCGCACCCGCGGCGATCCAACCCCACGGCAACCCAGCCATGAACGCCAGCGCGCCAGAGCCGACCGCAGAGCCTGCGCCCTTCGTGGCCGCCTCTTTCAGCGCCTGCGCATCGCGCCGAAGCTGCGACAGCGTCGCAGGCCCAAGAATGCCGTCGGCAATGAGATGCGGGTGGGCTTTCTGGTAGGCGATGATTGCGTCGCGCGTTTTCTCGCCCATCCAGCCGTCGACGGCGCCGGGGTTGAAGCCCTTGCTGGTGAGAATTTCCTGCGCCTCTTTGACGACCGCGTCAGGATTGCGCGGTGGCTTCGGCTGCGCTTCCTTCACTTGGGCGGTAGAAGCGTAGCGACCGTTCAGGAACAGGTCGGCCTCTTCCTTGCGGCGTCTGACGAGTCCCGGCAACTTCTTGCCGTCGGCCGTGTTGTAGTGGTTGCCGAGATAGGCGGCCGCGCCCTTGATGTCGCCTGCGCGCCAAAGGTCGGCCCACGTCCACTGCATTGCGCCAGCGCCGAGGTTGTAGATTGCGCTTACTGCAGCATCCATCTGATGCTGCTTACGGCTCTTTGGAGACGACGCGACAACGGCGGGCTCGAATTCCTCAGCCAGCACCGCGGCGAAAATGCTATCCGACTGCGCGGGCGTGACCTTCGTCTTGCCGGGAACGAGTTTGGTGATTCCCAACCGAGCCAGTGCCTTGCGCACGGTAGCACTGCGCATCGTAAAGCCAGTCCCGATCGTCGGCACGCCAACCGGATCCAGATAACAGGTCAGCGGGTTGCCTTCGTGGCCACGCATAAAGGCGCGCCCACGCGGTGACGTGGTCGTGATGGTCATTTTGGTGTCCTGTAATTGCCGGCAAACGGGGGCGAGCGCACGGCCGCGAGTAGCCGGATTTGTGATGCGTGAAGGAGGTTCAGCCAGCCTCAAGCGAACCCTCGTCGCGGACATGGACGCGCCTCGAACCCATCGATGGCTGGACTCATTGGATGTTTGCTGTGGGTTGCCTCGCGCGCCGCTGGACAACCTAGCTGTCCAATGATCACTGTACAAAGTGGCTTGGGGGCGCGATTGTGACTAGAAGCGTAAAATATGTGTCGAAGAGAACTGACAGCGACCTGCTGAAGTTCTTTCTTGCTGCTGCTAAGATCATGGAAACCGACAGCATCAGCGTCCATGTTACCGGCGAGGTGGCTGCCTGGCGGATCGCAATAGATGCATTCGACAAAGAGTACGAGTGGCTAAATAACTCGGAACTTACTTCGATCGTTATCATTTCTATCGGGGGATCTCGCGCACGCATATACATTGATCGACGACCAGAGCAAAACAAAGATGATCAGTTCGATCGCGCTCTCTTCGATGCGCTTGTCTTTACTGTGGATGCTAGCCCGACCGGGAATGCTCCACAGCTAACATCTGCACAGGCTATGCAGATCAACGAGTTGATTGATGAGGTATTTGGGCGGGATATCAATTTATCTTCGGCTGCCTTCAAAGATCCGAAAACACTTCAGAGCGTACTCAGATCCCACCAATCGATTATAGAGCGTCTCCAGAGGATGACGCTTGAGGTGGGGGAGCAAACGACGCGCGCCAGGAGAGATCTGGAGGCCGAGTACGTGGAACTGAAGAAGCAGCTCGAGGACCAAGTGGCTGCTGAGCGGACTGAGTCTCAGAAGGCGATCGATTCGGAGCGCGCTATTTTGACGCAGCGAGCCGATGAGGTTGCAGCGCGTGCTCGCGTTCTGGATGACAGAAACAACACTCACGTCCGTCGGGAATTGCATGAGAAGCTTAAGGCTCGTCTCGCAGATCGCTTTAAGAAGCTCGACCTTACGCCCGAAACCAAGCGAGCAAGGTGGCCGATCCACTTAGGCGTCGCTGCATCCGCAGCACTTCTCGCGTTTCTAGTCTATTCCCTGACTTCTGAAGCTCTTGTTGTGACCTCGCGGGCGGATTCCACCTTGGCGGAGCGGATATTGGTGATTGCGAAATCCGCCACCGCGTCACTGGGCTTTCTGGGTATCCTTAGCTGGTATTTACGCTGGATGAACCGTTGGTTCGAGCGCCTCGCCGAGAATGAGTTCCAACTCAAGCAATTTGAGTTGGACATTACTCGTGCACAGTGGGTCGTGGAAACTGCATTCGAGTGGAAGATTTCGCAGCAGTCGCCAATACCGGACCCGCTCCTAGAGAACATCTCTCGAAACCTGTTCATCAACAGCGAGAAGGACGTGAACGCGGATATGCACCCGGCCGACTATCTTGCGTCCGCCCTCATAGGCAAGGCATCAAACGTGAAGCTAGCTGTGCCAGGCGCCGAAATCGAGCTTGGTCCGAAGGCTCTCAATGGCGCAGGAAAAGGAGCGTGATCGCGTCAATCGACCGCGCCTAAATCACGGATCTCGGGACCTGTGGATTGGAAAGGTCCGGTAACGTGTGCCCAGAACGTGAGGGCGCAAAAAGCAAAGAAGGCGACCCAAAGGATCGCCCCTACCACAAATAGTGGATCAAATCACGCCCGTTTCAGCGCGCGTTCAATATCTCGATCGACCGTCTTGTTGATCGAGTCCAGGAATGCGCGGTATCGATCTTTGCTTTCCTCGCGAATGGACCGGTCCTCTCGGGGAAGGTTTTTTTCTCGTGGTCCCGGCGTAGGCTGCGTGGCAATCGCCTTTTTCAGACTGTCTGACTTCATGTCCAGTTCTCCGCCTAGTTCTGTATCTGCGCCGCCTGCCGCAGCTTGTACCTCGAATTCAACTCCGAATCGAAAAAGTGCTTCCGTTTGATCCAGACGAGGCCTTCGTGTTTGGTTATCACTGCTACGTCGACAGGGCCACCTACCGTTTCGGATGGTTTGGTAACTTTCTCTTTCAACGATTGAAGATTGATTAAGGTTTCCGCGAGTCCGGCCATTTCGTCCACAGGCAAGAACCCGATGACGTTCCTGAGGGGAACGTAGTGATTCTCCCTCGCCTGTTCCAGTACGCTTTCTCGGATCTTCCGCATCGTAGCTTGCACCAAACTCGGGAGATTGTCGATTTTTTCCAGTTCCGCGCCGCTGGCGGCAATAATGTTGTTAGCGAATTCGCGAAGTTCCCAGTTTGCGGCCACCATCATCGATGAGAACGCCTCATCGCTGAGACCAAGGGAAAACGTGTCGATCATTGAGGTCTGAGCGAAACCTGAAAGCGACGCCGGCTTCGTATGATCGATGACCTCGTGCTCTTTCTGAGTAAAGACGTGCTTACCGCCGATCACGCCACAAGACTGATACTCCACCATCTCCGGGAAAATCTGATGGTCACCGTATCCCGCGAATACCAATCCGGTAGTCGACAGGCTTTTGCTTGGATGTTTTACTACGTACCAGAAAGCAGCCGACACCACCCGCTCAAGGTCGACTGGTATCGGCTGCTCGAAGAGCTCAAGCCATTCCGTGGCCGTTTTTATCAACTGCTCCTTCAGATCCGCAAAAAGCTTGGTCGCGTCCTCTTCTGAGATGTCGGGAAACAACTCAACAGCCCCCAGCGCCTGCTCTTCAGCTTCAATCTTGGCGGTGATGGCAGCCTGGACGCCTGCTTCCTCGACATCCTTAATCGCAGTTTTGACCCAGCGGTACGCTTGTCCGCCGACAGAGGTGGCGAGTGCGTCGTCCTGAATTTCCTTTGGGAAGAGCGAGTGATTGTCGCTGAGGAACGCAAAGAACTCTTTTGCGTACTCGTCGACGGTGTTGAAGCTTTTCTTGCCCAATCGCTTGCGGAAGGATTTTATTGCCACCTCCCATGGCACTCGCAGGAGGTCGGCAGAATCGAAAATCATCAGCCCGACAGGTTCCATCTCGGAAAGCTGGAATATTTTGTTCGCGCCTTTGAAGTATCGCTCTTCCCGCTGCCCTCCGTTCCAGTGAGAAACAGTCGTGGCACTATCGGCCGCCAGAACCACCGCCAGGCGGTTCATCATGCAAATTTCGGATGTCAATCAACGCCCCTCCAAGCAACTCCCAATGGATGACATGATTCGAGGGGAATTTGTAGGCGCACTCAACTTCACGTGTTGCACCAGGCGAAGAACTGCCGAGCTGCTCAGCCTTCAACACTCGCTAAGTGGGAATGCCGAGGTGATCAAAATACCGACTAACTCGGGGGTGCCCGCGCTTCCCCCCTCGTAGCAGTTCCAGCGCCACTACGTCGCCGTGCCCCGCGCCCTTACGTGTTATCCGCATACGGGAATGCATACCAGGTGCCACCGAAATACATCAGCTTGATCTGATCGCTGCCGCTGTTCAGCACCCGATCGGCTCCAGCGTTAATGTTCCCGGTTCCGTTCTTGATTGTCACATCCCTGTTCGACGAGGAGGTCTTTAGTACGATGGTGTCGCCGTCGAACGCGTCAGCGTCGGTAATCGTGTCGAGATCATCCGTTGCCGCGGCGCCTTCGGTGTCGATCACGTACAGGCCGGCACGCGTGCCAGTCAGCGTGAGAACCCCGCTCGCGATCGTGAGGGTCGATGTGTGCCGCGCATAGTTCGGGCGCCCACTAACAATCGTCGGCCCCCAATTGCTCGCGTCGTTGAAGGGCAGAACAAAGGCATCTATCCCGGCAAGCTTCCGGAGTTGGTTATTACCCGCGCGGTTGACCGCCATGTCCGCCCGGTCGTCGAACATTGTGCCGCGGTCGTCGCGATATATGACCGTTTGGTAGATATTCGCTACCCGGTTGCCTTTACCCAGCCCACCGGTAACACCTGTTCTTTCCTCCATGCCGTAGAAAAGGTGGACCCTGTCCTCATCTACGATGACCGAGCCTTGGCTAAGAGCCGACGCCCCACCCTGCTCACGGCGAGGCAACTGGGCGATGTTGAACACCTGAGTGTTTGCATCGGTCCAGAAATTTCCACCTGTGACGGGGCCGCGGAGATAGAACGCGCTCACCCGCTCGTCGGCGCCCTCGTCTTCAATGACGCCGTTGCGATAAGCGGTAGTGGCGTGGATGTAGCCGTCCTCGTCAATGTCAAACGACACGCAGCTATCCGAATTGACGCCACCCCCGAAATAACCCGTTGCTGCCGAGAAATATCCGGCCGTGGCGAGATTGTCGGTAGACCGCCAGTAACGGGGCTCTCCGGACCCGCCATTCCGCATGAAGCCGACATAGAGGCCGCTCGTAGCGTGATACCGAACCGTAGGCTCCTCGAAATCCGAACCCGTTCCGAGGATCGTTTCTGTCCAGTTTACGCCGCCATCGGTCGAACGCATGACCGCGGCGCCTTCCCCGTAGGACGCGCCGACAACGATCGAGTTGGAATGCCCGACCGTGAAGGAGTGAACCATGACCGGCTGCCCTGTGAAGCCAGATGGCACCGGGAATGTGATGTTCGTTTTGGTCCAGGTGCCGTTGTAGTTTTCCGATCCTGCTGCGCCTAGCGCCCTTTTCCACATCGTGTACGTGTAGGGAGGAACATCAGTCGTGCCGGAGGGGACGCGAACAAACAGATACTCGTCTGTCCCGTCAAACCCCGCAGACCATAGCGTCTGGCCGGTCGCTTTCGCGCTGAGATATTGGCCGAATGACCACGTCGCGCCCTTGTCGTCGGAGAAGTAAAGCGCGATTCTTCCTGTGCCGTCGGGGTGGCTTTCCTTTTCGTTCACCCAAACGCGCAGCTGGGTACCGACCCTATAAGCCTTATCTTGTGCCCACGCGGTATAGAGAAAGCCGTTTGTGATCTTCGCCGTATCTGTCCGCATGTATTCACGGCTGGGATAGATGACGTTGCCGACTTTGAATGCCGCATTGCGGATGTTCAGGAAGCTGGAGGGCTTGGACGAGACTTTATAAACAAGGCCTCGCCCGTCGATAACTTTGCCGGAAGCGAGTGCCGAGGAAATAGCTGCATCGTCTACCGTCGATCCGTCTCCAACCGCACCAAAGGATGCGAAGGATCGGTTGACATCGAGAAGATCGGCAATCTCGCCAAACGTCTTGCTCTCTCGGGCCGTTCCAGCGGCGTTGTCCACCAGCATGCGATTCGGCGCAACCGGAGGCAGATCAACACTCGCCGCGGCAGCCTCTGCCGCCGCTTGGGCAGCTTCTGCGCGGGTGGCCGCGGCCTCTACTTGGGCAAGTAACGCCGCACTCGACTGGTCACTTATAAGCCTGAACGTTGCGCCCGCGACAATACCCATCACGATCATGCCCGCGACAAGGCCCCCGACCGCGATATTGTTACCGCCGTTTGTCTTCATCGTCAGAGCCGTGCCGCCATTGAACGACACGGTGACCGGGCTTGCCGTGTTTGCCTCAAATACATTCATCCAGACTAGCGCAGAAGAACTGACTGGAATAGACGTGGTCGCCTGAATGGCATTGGCAGTGCCCGCGCCTGCGTCTGACGCAATAATGAAAGAGTATGGTAGATCAGCAAGGCGCAACCATGAGCCGGCACCGGAAGCGCCGACCTTGCGATAAATGCCGTTGTTGGCAACGATAGCGTCCTTGATAACCCAAGCCATCGTGTAGGCGGGATAGCCAAGGCTCGCATCCGCTGCCGCCTTGTCGGGGAAAACAAGTCCACCGCTCGAGAGAAACGCATTGATAATGGTCTCGTAGCCAACCAGCAATTCGCGGATGCTAGACTTCTTTGGCTTGTGCGCGCCGGATGCCGGGACGCCATCGGTTTCGTAATCTCGAAACACATTTGCTGCGGTGGCCATGCGTTCTCCATGTAAAGAAAAAGCCCGCGCGAGGGGGGGCTGCAAAAGCTGAAATGTTGGTGGTGCCGCCTCTCACGCAGCGAGCGCGTCAGGTGACGACATACGCCCCAGTCCCGACCGCCGTGCCGGCAATGCCGGAGGGGTTGATCGCCCGAAGCCAGCCATAGTAGGTGCCGGCTGCTAGTGAGGTGACGACGCGCAGGTCGGTAGCGCTAGGCGGCCCGTATTCGGTTGCCGCAAGCGTTGCCGTCCCCAGGTTGTCGACCGTGTTGATGTAGATGCGGCAGGCGAAGTAGTTCGACGAGTTCGGCGCGGTCCATTGGAACTCCGCCTGTCCAGCACCCGGCGTAACGCTGACCGCCGTAACCGGACCCGGAGCAACCGGATCGGCCGTAGCTGTCAACAGCACATAGTCAGTCCACTCAGACTTCGTGCCGCCGCCCCATGCTCTCAGCCTGACGCGGTATTCCTCACCATCGACGAGATAGCCGGAGCGCACCTGCGTATCGCCGGCAACCGAGAACACCGACTGCACGCCCGTCGAGCCGCTGGTGCGGTCATATTCGAGCTCATACGTCAGTGTGTCGTCGACGAAGGTCCACGTCGCATTGATGAATGCTGCCGTGGCCCCGCCCGAAACCACTTCCGTTTGGATCGTCGGCACGAAGCCGGTAGGCACCGGCACGCCCTCGTCGGGCAACGGCTCGACAGACTCGCCAGGCTCGCCCTCTTCTGTTGCTGCGTCGAAGGCGTACAGGCTCGCATCTACCAGAATGCCAGAGAACGAAATGCGCATGTTGCGCAGGTCGATCGTCACGCTGGAAGTGATCTCCACAACGGCCTCAGCCAACCCGCGCGACGGATAATGAACCGTCACGAAGCGCCGATACGGGATATCCCTAACCCCGTCCGCCGTGTAGTCAGCGACCACCGACACGCGCCGAGCGTTCGCCCTGACGAAGGTCAGCTTCTGCTTGCGCTGGCAGTGGTTGTGGCTCTGGATCGCTGCATTGTCGAAAGTCCGAGTGCGCTCTGTGTTGTCGTCAACGACAGCATACGGGTCGCCGTAGATCGCGGCGTCTTCGGTGATATAATCCTTGGCGGTGTTGACGTAGCGTCCACGAACACCGAGCACCGTATTGGCACGCCGCTTGTTCTTGTCGACGCGGATACTGTAAATGCTCTTGGCTTCCAGCCGCACATCAGGCGTCACGAACTCGCCGGCATGAACGCCGATCTTGCCGTCGGCGCGCTCGTAGACAACGAGCTCTGCGGCCTCATCCATGATGCGCCCGACTTCAATCGGGTCATTGCTGGCGCGGAACCAGAAGCCGCCGTGATAGCGCTTCTCCGTGCCGCCGCTGCGGTTAGTGACGTTCTGGTCGCAGATGTTCGCCGCATTCGCCCAATCCGGCAGATACATATTCTCGTATGCCATCTTGCCGCCGACGGGGTGGCATAGATGCCAGAGCCGCATCAGCGCGAGATTGCTCGAGAATTCCCGCGTCAGCGGATTGGTGTAGCGATGCGACCCTGAGCCGCCCTGCGTGCTGTCCTTGCGAGGATCGTAAAGCAGCGCTCCGTCGCCAACCGCCGAATGCTCCGGCATCTGGTTCGGGTAGACGTCGAGAAAGTCTTTCTGATCGACAGTCCTGCACGTCATCAAAACGGACGCGAGTCCGTCGCCGCGGCAGTTGTTATCCCAAATGGTCGGGAACGCCGTGACAACTTCCGAGTATGCCGTCTCGGCGTTCAGGCCGAGCTTCGTCTTGATGTGTACGTAACTGACGCCATCCTTGTCGTAATGGCCCGGATCGGTCACGCCGCCGTCGACGTTCAGCGTGGCCTTCTCGTCGTGCAGGTAATGGGAGACAAACGCATGTATGCGATGCCCCGCCCACACCATGATGTGATGAGCCTTGCCACCCTTCTCCTCTAGAAAGACGTAGTCGCTGCCCTTCTTAACTCGCCCCAGCACGTACGGCAGCGAGGGCACGCTCTGTTTCAGGTTGTAGCTGCCGTCGTCTGGCTTCGGCACTGCTGGCTTGGATGCGAACGCGCCCTGCAGCGCCAGAGCTCCGGCCGCGATGCCGCCGTAAAGCAGCGCCGACGTACCGAGATAGAGCGCGTTTGCGGCAAGCGTGGTTGTCGCCAGCGAAGACACGATCAGCGAAATGGTCTCAATGATGCCTGGCAAATTGTAACTCCGCGTCCGCGGCTACCGGATTTCCCAGGCCGCAAGAGTTTTCGCCGTCATGCGGCCGAAGCCGCCGTGCATGCGCACAAGCCAGCCACTGCCGTCATGGATGGCGCCGAACTGGCGATGAATGTTTGATGGGCTGCCGATGACGCCGATTGCGCCCCGCTGCGGGTACTGGATGCGCTTGCCGCTGGGAGGTACGCACATGGCCAGCAGCGCAGGAACGCTGCCCGCTGCGGCTATGATGGCGCGGAAGCCTTCGTCGCTGTCGTACGCGCCACGAAGATGGCTGGCGGGGTCCAGATGGCCAAGCCAAACCGCCCAGTCCGCGAGCACCATGCAGCAGTCAACCGTTCCGGGTTGCCATGGGCGGGTGTTGTTGTCGGCGAGGAAGGCGGTTAGTTGACACGACTTATGGTGGTCGCCATGCTGAAGTGCATGCAACTTGGAGAGGGACATGGATATTCAGCAATTGAAGGAAGTCGTAGACGCCCAGCAGAAAGCTCTGCAGGCGATCGTCCTGGCCATCACTGGCACAAAGGATAATAGCCTGATGGCGCGGTCACTTATTGCCTCGTTGCGCGACGTAGCCAACGAATTACCGGACGGAGTGGCCAAGGATACGATCGAACAATTACGCGTTCCTCGTCATCAGCATAATCCGCGATAACCTGCGCCAAGTGCCCTGGTATCGGCGCGCTCGGCAGTCTCGAATTGAGCGGGGCTTTACCCAAGCCCCACTCTTCAAATGTCTTCTCTTCCACCATTTCGTCTCCTACCAATTGGGCCATTTGATCGTCTGGTCACGCATCAGCGGCACGCGCTTACAGAACTCGTCATCAGCCGCCGAAGGATTGAGCAGCGCAGATCGCGCCCGCTGGTCGACGTCCGAAAGCACCGCGCCGTTGGTGACGGTGCGCAGCGTGAAGCGGTTGGTGACTTCCAGATTGACGACCGACTTAATGCCGTCCGCGGTGGACTCGTCGGCAACATCGAGGTTGTCGATTTCGCCGGTAAAGACAACGATCGGATCACCGTCGGGCTGCTCGTCCTCGTTGAGGATCTGCAGCTTCACGATGAACGGGGAGCCTTGCACGCTAGCCGCTTCGTCATATTCCCAGATGTCGTCCGCAGCAGACTGGCTGACCGAAATCAACGACAGAGCGAGCGTGTATGCCTCGCCGTTGATGGCCGCCTCGAGCGACTGCAGCGCGTCTTCTGTGAACTGCGCCGGCCGATAGAAGTTGCCGTCGCCGTCGACGAAAGTGCCGCCTGCGCCATCCCACACGCGAATGGTTTCCTCCGGCAACTCGACGTCGCAGAGGATGCGCAGCGATTTAATTGCCATCGACTACCGGCCCGCGCTTCAAGATCAGCCGCCAGCTATAAGTGGCGCGCCGTATCACTTGGAAGGGCACATACCCTTTCGCGACCCACTCGTTCAGGGTGGCCTCTACGGTGGTGTGCTTGTCTTCGATCAGGTCAATAACCTTGTACATGCGCCCCTCCTACTGGTTCCAATAATCCACCGCCTCGACAAACGAGACAGACGGCAGCGAGAATTTCCCAACCGCGTTCTGGTCGATGTCCATGCCGCGGTCTTCGGCCAGGTGGCAGAGGCACGTCGGCTGGTCGAACTCGAGATCGGCTCCGGCGGGAATGAGCTCGCGCACCGACGGCGAAATCGGCACGGTCCAGATGTCGCCATCCACGGCAGACACCGGCCCGGTCTCGTAGAGGGCATGGTTGTACGAAAAGCGTGTTCCAACCAAATCCCGCGCGGCGTTGATTATGCGCAGCCGGATCGACGTTGCACCGACCGCAGTCACGCCGTCGGTGACAACCGAAATAGCGCCCTGCGTGTACGGCGTGTCGTCGTCAAACGGGCTGTCGTCGCTGTGGTCCGTCTCGATAACCGGCTCGAATTTGCCGGAGACGTAAGGCGCCGACAGGCTGGAGCGAACGCGCACGGCGATAAGGCCTGGACGTCCGCCTAGTTTCTGTCGAATCGCGTTCCACGTTTGCCATTGCTCGCGGTTTCGGTTCTGGAGAACGACGTTCTGGTAATCGATCGACCAGAAGCCCAAATCCGTCCTCGTAGATGGCTCGATGCCGCCGAGAGTTCGCCCGCCGCTCCTGCTAAACGGAACGAGATTGGCTGATGCGGATTGTGGGCGGAGGACGCAGAGCGGCCATTCGATAATCAGCGCCATTCAGCACCCGCCTTATTTTTCTGATGGGCCGCCATCGTCGGAACCACCTGCTGATTTGCAGCAGACACGATTTTGGGCGCCGCGGAGGACACGGTTTTTTGCGAGACGGATTCGACGAACGGCAGAAGATTGCCGTTGTTGTCAGCCGACACGCCGACCGTGACCTGGACGGCTTGGCCTCCGCCGGCAGCCCTTCTCGGAATCGCCGGCTCCTTGAACTTGACGGGGATGCTTCGGCCATCGGGCAGAGGTACGGCCGCTTCCGGCCCCGCCTCGCCAAAGATCGCTGCGCTGCTGGAAATGCCGCCGCGAGCAAAACGCTTCAGAGGCTGCGGCCTGCCGTGTGCAGCAACGCCGCCCTTGGCAAAGCCGAAAACCGAAAAAAGGCCGCCAAGTAGGCCGCCGCCTCCGCCTCCTCCGCCAAGACCGAATGCAGAGTTCAGTGCCACGTCGATCAGCTTGTCGACGACCTTATCAAGCGCATTGGCTAGGGCTTCGGCCGCAGACTTACCGCTGCGCAGATCCGAGATGAAGCCGCCAGTGATGTCCTTTGCCGAGCTCTTGAAGTCGTCTGCCGCTTGACGAACCTGATCCTGGCTCTCCTCGAGTTGTCCAGCAGCTGCTGCGGCCTTTGCGTAGCCCTCGGCCAAAGAGTTGATGCTGGCTTCAAGTTCCGGCGTGATCGTCAGGCCCGCCTGTTTTGCGGCGTTCAGAAGATCCTGCTTTGCGGCAGCAAATTCAATGGCATACCCGAAGTCGTTGACGAGAGGGTTTAGGCCGGCTTGAGCGGCGGTTTCAGCCTGGATGGCTTCGGTGCGCTCTCTGATTTGCTCGGTTTCGCGTTGGAACTCGTCGGCTCCACCGCCTCCGCCCCCACCACCACCTCCGCCTCCTCCGCGCTTACGACCGCCTCCTCCACGACTCGGTGGTGGCTTGAAATCGGAAATCGATACCGGAGCAACGGCCTTTTTCTTCCGCTTGCCGCCACGAGTGCGAGGTCCACCAAGCGAAGTCGAACCAGATTCAGGTACGGCTTCGATTCCGTTCTCGCCGACGACGTACCCGGCGACGGTGTCAGGCATTGCTGCTGCCGCGGCACGAACCTCTGCGAGCTTGCCGAGAACTTCGTTCAGGCGAGCAACGGCCTCGGTGTTGTCGAAGCCAAGCTTCGTGTTAAGGGCGATTCTCTCCTGCAGAAGCTGGACTTCACGCTCTAGAGCGGTAACGTCGTCTTCTGCTTTTTCTTTGTCGATATTGATAACGTTGCCAGCGGCATCCGTCGTTCCTGATAGCTTATTCAGCGTATCGAGAATGGCATTCAGTGTGCCGTCATTGGCAAGAAAGTCCTTGAACGCCGCATCAGCGTCCCTGATTTTCTGAATAAGACCAGAGACATCAAAGCTATTGATCGCGTTGGCCGCGCTGTTGATGCCTTGCGCGAAATTCTCGCTGGCGCCAGTCGAGTTGTTGAACTCGCGGGTAACGTCAATCAGCGCGGTCCACAAATTCGTGGTGGCCTGCGAGATCGTGAAGGTTGCGTTGGCCGCCTTCTCCTCGAGAATGACGGAGCCAGCCTCAAATGCGCGGAAGAACGCTTCCGATGACATTGCGCCGTCCACGACCAGTTGTTTCAATTGGGAAACGGAGCCGCCGGCTTCCTTCAGTCCGGCCGCTGCTGCCTGGGCGATCGTCGGCGCGCCCTCAAGGATAGAGTTGAATTCCTCCGCCTGAACCTTGCCACTGCCGAGTGCCTGGCCCAACTGCAGGAGGGCGCCACTAGCAGCCGTCGCGTCAGTGCCGGCAACGCGGAGCGCCAGCGCTACGTTGTTGGTGAAGGTGAGCAATTCAGCGCTGGTGACGCCGAGTTCTTTCTGTGCCTGCGCAGCCTTGCCGTACAGAGAGGCCAGCGTCTCGATCGGAGCGCCGTTGTCTGCCGCGGCCTTCGCTAGGCCCTGGTAAACCTTTTCCAATTCAGCGCCGGAAAGGCCAGCTACCTTCAGCGAGTTGTCAATGCGGGTGGCCGCCTCTGAGAGACTGCCAAGACCGCGGATAACATCAGTAAAGACGAAGGCACCAGCGATGGCGGCGCCCGCCTGCACCAGGGAGGCCGTCATTGCCTTGCCGGTAGATGCGGCCTGCCTCTGGATTTGCCCCATTTGGCGGTTGGTTATGCCGCGCGCCTTGCTAAGCGAATTCTGGTAGCCCTTGAGGTCAGCACTCAACTGGACGACGAGGCGTTCAAGATCGGTTGCGGCCATTCGCTTTACGCCTTATGATTGATCCACGCACGACATGGGGGCGGCATGAAGAAGACTGTTCTGGCCGCAGTCGCGGCGATGTTGCCGGCTGGAGCTTCAGCCAACGAGATTGAAGACGCGATGAAGCGAATCGGCCCCGCTTACATGTGCGGGCCGACGCATGAGTACCGCGAGGCTCTGGATGAACTGAAGCAGGCACTCTTGGGTGCCGGAGTCCCAGAGATGTTGGCCGGATATGGTTCGAAGGCATATCCGACTTCGTTACCAAGGAGCATGCTGCGAAGCGCGAAACGATATCGGCGAAGGAATGCGCAGAGGTATACGGCAGGGCCTAAATCCCGCTGTCGGCATCGTCCTTCGACTGCAGCCATTTCCAAAGATCGTCCGCCTCTGCGTTCGACATCTTCTCTTCGCCGCCGCCGTTCGCCTTCACGTATCCGTCAAACGCTGCCGCGAACTGCCACATGGACATCGCGTTCACTTGCTGCGGTGTGAAGCCCATTGCGGCGCCAACTCCGTAGATTGAAGCAAAACGAATCTTGCCGTTCGGCAGATCGTCTACGCTGCTTCTGGAATTGGCGCTTCCTGCTCCCCCACTGGCTCCTCTGGCGCCCCCAGCAGGCCGGCGGATATAACCGCAATGGCGATCGGGTGATTTTCAAGCGGAGGGCGGCGCTCGACGTACTGCCGAGTCTTTTTCAGCGCATCGGCGGGGGGCATCCCGCCGCCAACTAGTCCTAGACGGATGACGTTGGCGATGTCTTGCACGCGCCACTGGTGAGAGTGCAGGCGATGCAGGACCATGTACGGTCCAGCATCGCACTCCTCTTGCAGCGTGGCGAGCTCGCCCCAGCCGAGACGGAAAGAATACGTCCCGTCTCCGAAGTCGAGCTCAATCCTGGCGTCGCGAGCCATCAGAAGGTATCCGTACGGACCAACTCGCCGTCGGACTGCATCGAGACGTTGAGCGTCACACGACCGCCCTGCTCTGCTCCGATTTCCAGCGATTCGACGTGCATTTTGCCGGTCCAGGTGACCGTGCCAGTTGAGAATTCGATCTCGATCTTGATCGCTACGGACTCAGTGCTTTCGTAGCCGTCAAGCCAGGTCTCAACCGCGGACGCGGCAAGAACGCCCTCGCCCGAAACGGATGCGGAAATGCTCTCCACGTCTCGGCCCAACACAATGGGCTTGTCGGGATCTTCGCAGTCCGGAAGAGCGACTTCGGAAAGCGACTTGGTGAGCGAAAGCGACTTGGACGTAAACCCGCAAGGTGCGGTGTAGGTACCAGTCCCTGCCAGGTCGAGCAGGACACGGAATTTGCCAAAGCGCGCAGTGATTGGTGCCGCCATTTTGTGGTCTCCATAAAAAAGGCCGCTGAGAGCGGCCGCGATGTGGTGGTGATTGGTGAATGGCGGCTACGTGATCTCCACGAACGCCGTAACGCTGATGATCGCGCGATTGGTGGCGCCGTCGCTTTCGCGTTGGTACCGCGTGATGCGGTGGCGAAGGCTCGCCAGTGCATTGGTAGGAAGAGAAACTTCAGCCTCATGCAGCGCAGCGCGCACCGCTCCCGAAAGCTTTCTGACTTCCGCGCTACCGAAAGCTTCGTTCGGCCCCCACGAATAGCAGTCGATCTGCAGTGTAATTTCTAGCCCGTCGAGGCAATCTGCATCGTCTGTGAGTGCGTCGGATGGCCCCATCGAAATGTACGGCGATTGGGCCTCTCCATCCGGCGGACGATCGTAGACGCGGGAGCCGACAAATGAAGAAACCAGTGGATCGACTTTCAGTCGCAGAATGACGGCGGCAGTGAGCTCATATGTCGGATCCACTAGCCGCCTCCCGCTGCCACTTCTTTGGCCGCCTTGTTCACTGCGCGCGTGATGCGACCTTTGACGCGCTTGCGATTCGCCCTGAACGAAACAAAGAAGAAGGGCGAGGCTGCAATGGCTGGGATCGTCGCGCCCGCGAACATGCCGCCTGCCGTATGCGCCGCCGTCCCGAATTCAACGAAACGACCATAATAGGCGTCAGCATTGCCAGCGTAGATCGCGATGGTGTTTTCGCTACCGGTGCTGCGAATGCCCTGCCCGCGCACCGTTGCGATGGTCAGGGCGCTTTTCGGCGCGGAACCCCACGTCCAGTCGATGCTGTTTTTAAGGGCGGCGCTATCAGTTGGGACAAGCGACTTCATCATTCTGACGATTTCAGCGGCGCCATCTTCCATGGCATCGCGAATTTTCCGCTGCGCCACAATCGGCAGAAGCGCCAACTTCCTGTTAAGGCGGTCCAGGCCAACGACCTTCGTCATGCGTCTGCCTGCTTGCCGATTGTCGCCAGCATGTCGATGTAGTCGTTTTTCTGAGAAACGTTCACAGGTGGCGAAGTGATTGCGTAGACGGAACCAGATCGGGCATCAACCGCCCGCCATGTGGCGTCCAGGGCGCGCGTAGCGACATGCGAGCGCACGCGTATAGTCACCGGCTGCAGCCCTTGCAGGCGAGCGCCCATTACGGCCTCAGAGCCCATTCGCGGGATGATCTCGGCCGCGTCAGTGAATACTGTTGCGAAGTCGCCGACTACGATTCCGCCGTACCCGTCATCCCCTGTGGTGCGCTGTTGGAAGTGTAGCCTCGAGCGAAGTTTGCCTGCGGGCATCTGCCGGCCTTTCGGTTGGAAGTGCTTTCCCCGCCGCAACGGCTGCGGCTGCGCAAGCGCGCGTCACATTACGGGTGGTGTCAGCCTTGAAGGCAATGGTGACGGGTGGTCGAGGTTTCCAGTCGAAATCAGCCAGAAAACTCACCCACATCAAAGCGCGACGTTCGGGAACTGGATGTCGACAGCAAGGACGGTCGTCGACTTCGCGAGGCCGATAAGGCAGACATATTCACCAGCGCCGACATCGGCGAGAGGACACAGGCCGCCTGCCGCGTCGCTAAGGTATACTGCTTCACCGGCGGTCAGGACGGCACCCACAGTAAGGTCGCCGCTCTTGTGAACGGTGATAGGTTGACCATCCGATGCTCCGTTAAGAGCGATCCCACCCGCCTGGCGAGCGGCGGCAGTTGCCGAATTGCTGTCTGCCAGCATCCACTTTTTGGTGGTAGCGCTCTTGTAGACGGCTTTGCCGGCGGTAATCGTCTCGCCGGCTGTGCCGTGTTCTTGCGCGGAATTCGAGCCCGCGATGATTGCGGAGGGCGTCAAGACTAGGTCTGCCATGAAATGTCCTTTTCAGTCAGGCCACCCGGCCGACTCTGTAGCGTTCAAGAATTGATGCGACGCCCTGCGGCAACTCAGACAAGCCGCCCTCCGCTACCGCTTCACGGTTCTCGTAGAAGTGTCCCACGAGCAGCAGCAGCGCCCATCGGAGATCCTGCGGCAGCGTTTGATAGCCGCATTCAAATGTGATCTTCACCGCTCCCGGTTCGCACGCGACCGACGGCCATGATGTGTCTCGCGCAGGCCAAATCCGCAGCGGCTGCTGGTCCAAGTCGTATCGCAGGCCCGACACCGACTGATCGGCGCCAGCATCATCCCGGTACGTGACTGATGTGACGCCGGTCACTGGACCAAGAGGAACGATGATCTCGCAGGGGAAATGGTCGAGCGACAGCCGCCAAGTCTGCGAAAGCAGCGCAATGCCAATGCCGTTCGGACCTTCGATCGATGCTTCCGCGGCTGCAATCATAGACGTGATGTCATCGTCGTCATCGTCGTGGAATACGCGCAGATAGCGCTTGGCCTCTGCGAGGGTCACGGCCGGTCCTGCCGTCGCAACCGTTCTGACCAGCCGTGTCCATTCGTTCATTTTCGACGTCCCTTGGGCGGTGCAGTTGCCGGTGGAGCAGCGTCATCGAGCATCTCACTAAGAGTCTCCCAACCTGCGCCCACCTGCTCCTTGAAAACGTCGAGATCAACAACCTCGCCGCGGCGGTACGAAAATGTATCGCCAGCCAGGCTCGACAAAACTTTGATCTTCATGGGAATAGGGAGGCCGAGGCCTCCCTCCTCTCGTTAGGACGCAGCGTGCTGGAGCGTCTTGACCGCGGCCGCGTCGAGCAACTCGCCGTCAAGACGGGTGAAGCCGATGAAGCCGGTCTGATCGTAGTCGGCGTAGCGCTCAACGAGGCGGCGGATCGCGAATTCGCGCACCATGCGGACGACGTAGCGGTTAAACGCGCCAAACACGACCGACTTATTGGAGGCGCCGATGGCAGCCACTGCCTGGTTAATGCTGTACGGCTTCTCGAGAATGGTCGCCGGGGCGCCCGTCCTCACATCGGCCGGCTGCCAGACATACCGATCTTCCACGTCCTTGATCTTTCTCAGCGCCTTGAGAGTGCCGTCGTTGAACATCCAGCGCGCCGACGGGTCGTCGCGATATGCGGGGTCAACAGCGTGGAAGAGATCGATCAGGTTGTCGAAGGTGATCGCAGCGGCAGCAGCAACGCCGGTTACAGCGGTCGCCGCGGTAATGATGCCGTTCGGCTGGCTCGAGCCAGTGCCGACGGTCAGGTGGCGGTTGCCGATACGGCCGATACGCTCCGCCATCGCGGAACGTACGGTTCCTTCGACGTCGATAGCCGAATCCTGCAGAAGCTCTGCCGAGACCAGAACGACCCCGGACGTGTATTTGTACGCCTCGAGCGTCTTCGTGCCGAACGCCACTTCACTCTCGGTGACCTGCGTGTTTTCGCCGATAAGCGCGCCCTCGTTAGAGGTGTCGTCCATCGTCGGCCACGGGATCGAGTTGCCGGCGGTCGTGGTCAGTACCCGTGTGATGCCAGGATCCAGCATCGGACCCCAAGCCTTGAGCGACTTGACCAGTTCGGCCATGAAGCCCTCTGGCACAAGGTAACCGCCCTTGGAATCGGTACCGACAGCTTGAGCGCGCATCTCGCGCACGATCTTCCGCTCCTCGGCCGGCATGTCTTCGAGGCCGTGACGGAGATAGCTCCGGAAGGCTGCAGCGCGGGCTTCGTCGGCGTTCTCCTGCCGACCACCCTGCACCGACCGATCTTCACCGTTCGGACGGCGGTCGTCAGCGGCGTTCAGGTCGCGCTCACGGGCCTCCAGAGCCTCCTCGCGCTTGATGCGCGCTTCAAGGCGGTCATATTCGGCCATTGCGGCATCGTGCTGGGATTCGAGTTCGGCGACACGTGCCTCTGCCGTGTCGTCCTTGATATCAGCAAGGAGTGCGCGAGCATCGGAAACGAGCTTCTGCTGCTTTTCGCGCAGTTCAGTAATGTTGGACATGTAGTCTCCATACGAAAAGAGCCCGCGGAAGCGAGCTCAGTGGATCAGTTTGGTGGGTGACAGCGCTTGGTCAGCGCGTGCTGCGGACCCTTAGATCAAGGTCCATTTTCAGGCGGGCTCTGTGGGCCGCCCTGCTTACCGGCGCTGCCGCCGGATCTGTGTTTTCTGCGTTGGCGGAGAGAGCATCTCGCCACTCCTGCAGCGAGCGCTTTCCGAGCTCGGTGTCGTCATAGGCTGGCCATGCGACCGCCGACACCTCGTAGAGCTCGGCCTTGTGAATGGTGCGGATTGGCATCTCGCCAGTTTCGTCCCACTCATCATGCTTCACGGCGAAACCGAAGCTCATCCCAGAAATATCGCCCCGCTCGACAAGCGTCCAAAGGTCGTTGCCATCGGTCGTGTCAGGAACATCGACCTCTACGGCCAGGCCGCGGGAATCCTCTGACAAGCGAAGAGTGCCGCTCTTCGTGCGCCCAATGACCCGACCGGCATCGTGGTCGACTAGCGCTCTGACGTCGCCGCCAATCGCTTCAGCAAAAGCGCCTGGCGCAATACGCTCGATCCACCAGCCACCGATATCGGCGCTGACGTCGAAGACAGCCGCATATCCAACCAGCGTGCGCTTTTCATCGGCGGCTCGCGTTTCAACGCCAAGCGTGCCGCCACGTTTCTCAATCTTAGTCATGCGGCTTGTGCCTCGTCGTCGGGGTTGTTGTCGTTGGCTGGCTGGCGAGCCGCGGTACTTTGCATGCCCAGAGGAACAGTGGCGCCTTGGATATGAAGCTTGTCGGCGTCGCCGCCCTTGCTCGGCCAGTTCTCCATCGCGCGTACCTCATCGGGGGTGTAGATCCCGTTTTGGATGCCCTTTGCGTAGCCTTCCATACGAGTGCGGAAGTCGCCTCTCATCAGTGAATCGAGGTTAAACTCTACGAACTTGGTGCGATTGCGCGCCGAGAACAGCTTAAGGTTTAACTCCTGTTCCCACGCCTTAACCCACTGGGAAATCAGGTGCTTGGTCAACGCGAGGTCTTGCTGTTCCGTGTTGCTGAACGTGCCGTGAGTTAGATCCTGCAGGAAGACGGGCGGGATGCCGTAAATGCGCGCGATTTCCTCGATCCCGAGACGGCGGGACTCCACCATCTGCGATTTTTCCGGATCGACGCCTACGGCCTTCAACTCATGCCCTGTCGGCATGATCATGACGTTTCGACGCTCGGCGTTGGCGTCTCGAACGGCCTTCTCGACGTCCTGCGACGCCCTCGATGCAGCTGCCGGAGACGGCATTGGACCGTAAAGCGCCAGAGGCGGCACGCCACCGTTCGCGAAGAACTTGCGCGCGTACTCGTCAAGCGCGAGCGCTAGGCCGACCGCACCTTTCAGCTTGCTAATCGGATCGACGTGAGACACGCCATCCGGCTTCAGCATGAAAGTCAGGTCGAGGACTTCGTTGGCTGCATAGGTGACTTTCCGCCCGCCGTCATCGTAGTGGTAAAGCTTGCGGCCGCTCTTGCGCTCAATCGTCAGCTTGTCGGTGTCGAGGGGCCAGATGCTCATCACCCTGCCGGCCTTGTTTCGTTCGATGAACGAAACACCGCGGCCACGCAGTAGGACGTTGATCATCATGCCCTTTCGCCACATGAACGACGTGAGCTCGTCGTTCGGCGCGTCATGCAGGATGCCGTAAAGCGGGTCAGACTCGACGGTGTCGCGTCCCTCTCCGCTCTTTTTGAATACCTGCAGCGGAAGACTGGCTATCGTGTTGGCAATGAAATTCACCGCACACCACACGGCCGGCACCTCAAGCGCCGTTTCGTGCGTCACGACAACGCCAGCAACGCCGTGCCACTCACCCATCAGCGTGCGCCAGGCGTTGACGTCGGAGAGCGGAACGCTCGGATTCTCCAGGCTCGCTCGCGTCTCCGCGGCGGCTTTTCTAAATGGCCACATCAAACCACCGCTATTTTGAAGTTGGGATCTTCCCAGGGGGACGGGGCCTGAGCTCCGCCCGATGACCGCAAGTGCAGCCCGAGATTCATGATCAAAGCGATCGCGCCATCGATCTTGTTTTCCGGCCGTTCTTTGCGCGGGTAGACGTTTTCTTTCGCGTCGTAGTGTCCGACAACGTTGCCAATCATCCACGACAGAGGGTCGCGGGGGCCGTAAGGGTGGGCAATCTTTCCCGAGCGCATGAGCGCATCGAGTTCTTTCGTCGGCTCAGAGAAGTTCTGCACCGTCTGTCGGTACTCTACGACGTTTGCGCCTTGCTCGGAAAGATGATTGGCCATCTGCTGCGCTTGCCAAGGGTCATACGCGACCTCGACAACCTCGAACCTGGACGACATGTCCATGATGTCGGCCTCGATGCGGTCGATGTCGATCACGTCTCCCGGCGTGGCGATCAACTTGCCTTCCGCCTCCCACCCTTTGTAGGAGTCGTTGCGGCTTTCAATGATTGCCTGCTCCGGCACGTAGAAGCGAGCGAACGGGTAAACCTTGTCGCCGCGCTCAAAAAGCGCCACGACTGCCGCAATATCGACCTTTGAGGCAAGGTCGACGGCTATGCGGCACGGTTCGCCGGCGAAGTCCTCAATATCGATCTCTTCGTCGAAGCAGCGATCCCAGGCGCGCATGTCATAAAGCGCCTCGTTCGTCTGGATCCAGACGTTCAGGTGCTTCGTCAGAAAGTTCGCCTGCGATGCCGGTGAAGACATGGCTTTGCGACACAGATTGGTGACGTGGTCGGGCTCAACCGAAATCCCGTAGTTAGGATTGGCCTTGCGCCAGGTGGATTCCTCTGTCCAATCGTCGTCCTTGTCGATCGTATAGACGATGCCGAAATAGCTATCGTCCTGAGCCGTGCCTTTCAGAATATTCAAGGTGTAGGCGCGGTGTTCGTAACAGATGCCGGTCTTGTCTGCGCCTGCCGTGGTGATGGCCCAAACCATCGACTGGTTGCGCTTGCCTGCACCCGTTTCGATCGCATCATAGACGCTTCGGTCTCTGTGCGCGTGAAGTTCGTCGATGAGCGCGAAGTGGACGTTCTTACCGTCGAGCGAGTCGGCGTCGGCCGAAAGAGCTTCGAAGTAACTATTGGAGCGCATCTGAATAATGCGATGCGCTTCGACGTCGATGCCAAGAGCGTTCCGCAGGCCAGTGGCGCGACGGAGCATCGCCTGGGCCGCCGCAAAAGCCACCTTCGCCTGGTCGCGTGTTCGTGCCGCAGAGTAGACTTCCGCTCCGCCTTCCTTCTCACCGAAGCCGCAATACAGCGCTGGTCCGTCAGAGAGTGTCGTCTTGCCGTTGCCGCGGGGCACCTCTGTGTATGCGCGCCGGAAGCGTCGCTTGCCATTATCGTGCCGCAGCCAGCCGAAGGCAGTTGTCAGGATGAAAGACTGCCACGGCTCAAGCGTGAGATTCTGGCCCGCCAGCGGCCCCTTAATGTGCGGCAGAAAGCAGGTGAACTTGCAGACGCGCTCCGCTGCATCGTGATCGAAATAGTAAAGCCACCCCTCCGCGCGTATCGAGCGGGAAATGTCGTCCAGTTGCCGTTGGCACGCCTGCTGAACGTACTCGCACGCCGAGATGCGACCTCCAACCACATCAAGAGCATAACCGTGGCCAGCCGCAACGTGCGGATACTTCTCGGCATCAATGTCATATTGCATTAGCTCACTTGAAATCCGCGAACGGGTCCGCCTCCGGCTCCTTGGCACCTGGCGCCTGAACCTTGCTACGATCGGTCGGGCTGAAGCCGAGTTTGGCCAGTGCGCCGATGAGTTTGGAAATGCCGCCGCCGTCGAGTGCGCTCTTGCGAAACAGCGCCATTAGCTTGACGGCGATCTCGAGCATCAGCCGGTCTGCGTCGGTGAGCCAAAAGCCGTAGCCGGCGAGCTCATCCCAGAGCTTCCGCTCCTCAGCGTCGAAATGTTCAGGGGCCGCGCCCACCGGACCATTCGGCCTCGGCTCGTTTTTGCGCGCGGTCTTGCGCTGCGGATCTTTCTTGAAGGCGCCCTTCAATTCGAGGGCAGCCGTCGGCTTCCTCGGCCTTGCCATGGCACCAAACTCCGATTTCGAATTTTGCGGACGTGAATTTTTTCTTAGGCCGCCGGTTCGCGGCGGAACGGGCTGAGCGATGTTCTACGCCCCTCCCCGCTGCGCTCCTCGCGCTGCTTGGCACTGTTATGGTGGTGGGCGCAGAGACTCTGGAATGGACCAGACCAAAAGAGTTCTTCGCTGCCGCGGTGGGGCGTGACGTGGTCACAAACGGTTGCAGCTTCGACGACCTCATCCTCAAGGCACATGACGCACAGGGGATGAGCGCTCAACTGCGTCTCTCGGATCGATCGCCAACGCTTGGTGCGATACCACGATCGCCAGGGCGCGTCATATCGGCTTCGATCGGCATCGCGCTTGCGCTCGAGTGTCGTGCGTTGGGATTGGGGGCGGAAGGGTTGGGCGCGTGTTGGCAACTTCGGAACCTGCGATTCCCGTCTGCGTTGTTCGTCAGTCAAAGAAAGGATACCTTAAATGGCAGACGATAAGACTAAGACCGCAGCAGATCGCCGACTAGTCGCCGGCACTCAGGAGTACGAGGTCTCTTATTTCGCAAAGAAGCACGGCATTACTGCCGCGGACGCACGCCGCATTATAAAGCAGCACGGCAACGACCGAGACGCAGCCGACAAGGCGGCCAGTCGTTTGAGGGGATAACATTAGCGTATGCTGCGAAACAAACTTGGGGCTTCAAATGGTTGGCATCCTCAATCAGGCTCTAGCTGATTTGATCAGCGAGCAAATTATGCAACGACACGTCACCGAACTCAGGGCCGTGCTCTCGACCGGCAATGAGATCACCATGCATGCGGAATTCACGGTCGGCCGTGACTTCATCATTTACAGAACCGCAAAGGATAGCGGCGGTAAGTGGGCTATGACGCCGTTCGCACACATCGTTCAGTTGATCGTCTAAGCGGGAAAAACAAGAAGCGGCCAGCTCAACCACTTAAGGGAGCCGGCCGCATGATCGCCCGTCGCCGAGAGGAGGCAGCGCCAAGCAATGGGGGTGAGGCAGTCCCGGCAATGCTCGCGAGTGTAAAACGTCCGCGGCCTGACAGCGCCTCAACGCAAAAAGGCCGCACAAGGCGGCCTCCGGGGGATTTAACCCCTTCAATAAAATACGACGTGAAGACGCTACTTACCGGACATCACGCCGCGATTTTTTCTTCCGCAGGTGTGAGTTCCACGCGGGCCGTCTCATCGAGATTGATCAGCGCGTCAATCGCAGCATCAATGACTGACGGGCCACGTTTCTCTGCGTATGCAGGCGCCTGCCCCACAGCGATGCCAATCTCCTTCGCTGTCGCATCGGTTATCGCCATATCGAGCACAAGTGCATGGCGCCCGAGGTGGCGGCGGAGATGATTAACATAGTCGAGAATCTCGACCTGCCGCACGAACTCGGGCTCTCGGCCGGCTGCCGCCGATATCTCTCCTGTCGGTTTCGGCCTTTTCACTCCTCCCACCCACTGGGGACCGGAAACAAGTCCATCGGGGCATCGGGTTGCCGGTATTGGGAGACGCTCGAATGGGACCGAGCCATCGACTCCGAGCTCCAGAAGCATCGCGCGCCCTTCCTTAACGCCGAATCGTCCGTGACGGTCCTTCGTGCTGGGGGCTTCCCGCGGCAAAGGCGAATATAAATCTCCGATCGCCGGTTCGCCCGAGAGTGGCTTCGAATAGGGCTTTGCCGTCAACGGTGAGGCCACAGCGCCCCGCAACTTCAAGTAAGCCCAGACTGCGCTGTCCGACCTTGCTGGATTGCTGCCGCCCTTGATTCCACGAGGGCGTTCGACGGGGCGAAGCGAGTTGCCCTTGCCGGTCCTGCCCCACTCAATCAATCTGCCATCGCGGAAGAGCAGATCGCCGATCCGGGTATCAACGCCATTGTTCTTGTTCTTGTGGTGGGTTGGTGCGCAGTCCTTCGTCTCATAGACATTGACGATCTCGTTCGTGAAATGCCACCGCTCTTTGCCGATGGCCTCCCACCCGACGGCGGCGAGGAGCTCCGCCTCGGAGGGGCGAACTTCAATAGTGATCTCCGGATCCAGATTGTTTTCTTCCGGCGCCTCAATCTCAGATCCCGGAAAAACCATGTTTTTCCAGTGACGCAGGGCGAAAAGCCTCCGGTAGTCGCCGCGGTAGGCGAGCCGTTCAAGTGCGGGCCAAGCCAGTTGCTCTCGAGCCGGTCTGTTGTCGTTGGCCGGCGTGCAGATGGGCTTCAGCTTGGTAGCTGCTGCCTCAGCCGGAACGTCTGAGGGCTGGCCAATCGCGGCCAAGAGCTCGGACAATTTCGACAGATCTCTAGTGCGGAATTTCGGTGCGGGGCGACTCATGAACGATCTCCTCGGTCCTCGTCGAAGTTCATACTGCCGTCCATTTCGGCTTTGGGTCACGGATAGCGCGGATAGCTTCAGATTCGTTGGTCGGCTCGTCGTCTGGGTTCTCCATGAGAATGGCGGCTTTCTCTCGGGCCAAGCGAAAGGCACTCAACCTCGCCTCTTCGGCAGCGGTTCGCGTCACGCACAGGGACATGGCATAGTCTTTCTCGCGCTTAGTCGCAGCGAGGGCAAATTCGAGCTCCTGCATTTTGATCTGGAGCGTTTCAATTGTCCGATGCGCTCCAACTAGCAAGTCGCGGTAGTGCTTAGCGCGTGCCTGGTGATCTCGAGGTGCGATCATGTCGGCGGTCTGAATAGATGAGGTTGCTGACAGCAATTTCGCCTCCTTCCTTTGGAAGTTGTGAAATTGTGAACTTGTGCCAACTCTCTGGCAGACAGGATCAAAGACCCGAAAAGCCAAGGAGAAAAACAGATCGCACAAGTTCACAAGTAGAAGAAAAAAGAGAGAATTATATCTATTATATTGTTGATTTTACTCACGTTTTATGCGATCCCTACTTGTGGCGCGCTTCAAAGTTCGTCACAACGCCACAAGTTCTAAGCGGGTGCCGTCACAAGTTGTGGCTCGTCTTGTGAGGCCGCCACAAGTTTGAACGACCCTCTCGCGCCTGGCTTCGCCTGCGGCTTGAGGCTCTCGACTTTTCCGGTATCGATGAGCCATTGCAGAGCCTTCGAAACCTCGTCGGCTTCGGCCGCGCTGACGCCTTCGCGCTGCAGTAGGAATGACCACGGCAGGGTGTTATCCCGGGCAGCCTCGAGCGCCCGCACGATGGCCTTACGCAGCGCCTCCGCGGTGGAGCCGGACATGTGGCGGTTTACGCCCTCAGTAACGATCTGAATCGATCGGTGGACGATCGCCCAGCCCCAAGCGATATCTTCCTCGGTGATGACAGGTTCCGCTGGAGCTCGGCTAACCGCTCGAATACTGGCCAGCCGGATCGTGTTCTCCGCCGCACGACCATTTATGTGATGCTCTCTTTCACCCCAGGCTCTGTCATGCTGCCACATGAACACGTCCGTCCAGAGCCGATACGCATCACCGCTTTCCCCGCCATCAAAGGGGATCATCAGCTTCTTCGCTCCGAAGCCCTTCGGTTTCGGGAAATCGGTCTGGGCCTTTTTCAATGCAGCGACCAAGTCCGGCGGCATGGTGGCTTTTCTATTGAGCGTCGGCGGTTTGATCGCTGTTGGCCCCTTCCCTTCGATGAAAATGAAGCGCGACAGGAACCCGTCGTTAAGCGAGGCATCTGAAAGACCCGCATAGAGGGTCGTCGGCGTCGTCATACCAAGAACGGTCAGTGCTGGTCCATCAATGGGGCTGTCATCTTTCTTCGTTTCGTCCGACGCGTATTGCCGGCCGTGGAAGACGCTGTCGGCCTGATCGTAGATTGCCAGCAGGAACTTCCGGATCGATGCCGATGCGGCATTGGTTCGTTTCGCGTTGATGTCCTGCAACGTCACACCAAATTCGTCCATCACGACGACGGTTGAGCTGTTCTTCCGCAGCATTCTCTCGATCGCCGCATACGAAGTCGGGTCTCCGTTTGTGACTGCACCTGGTTTGCCCGAGCTTGATGCGAGCGAGACGATCGACTTGGGAGCATGGCCCTTCCCGCTGGCGACACCCATTACGGTCGTCAGGAACAGATTCAGACCGCTTCTGGTCGGGCCGAGTGCCTTGTCGCCAAACATGCCCCCAAGCAGCGCCAAGGCCGACGTAAGCGATAGTTCCGGAACCGGAATGATTGCGGTCGAGGTGATCCAGCGACTGACATCCGCGAGTAGTCCCCCAGCAGATTCCGGCTTGAATGGATCTGGATGCATTCGCGGGAGGTCAGGCAAGTGGCGGGGTTCGGTAGCGGGCACGTTATCATTTGCGGCGGATGGGACTGGCCTCTTGGCGCTGAGTTTCGCGATGAGCCCAGCAGACGCACAACTTGCTGCCTCGCGCGCCTCTACGTGATGCGCGCCGAACTTAGCCCACGTCCGCTCAAAGTCCTTGATCGGATCCCTGGTGTCGTAACGGCGGAACCAGTCGCCAGTGGCAGACAGGAAGGCGGCGCACGCCTGCTCCGCTGTCAGCCCGTCGAACGCAAGTTGCTCGACCACCTTGGACGCCCAGATCGATCTGTCGCCGACGTCATCGGCCGCAAGGAGCTCCGCGGCAGTCGCCGAAAGCTCAATTCCGTCCAACGATGGCAAGTCACCCAAGGACACAGTCGAAACTACTACCGGCGCAGACAGCCAAGGCTGAAGCGCGGCACTTAGTTCGTCTACCGCCGTGAGCGAGCCATCCCAAGGCTGAGCGATTCTTACTGCACTGGGGTTCGGGCTGCGCCCTCTGGCTAACTTCTTAGCGTTTGGCCAATTAAGGCACCCAGGCACCCGCCACACATGCGAGACGTCGACGGTGCAGTGGTCTGAGTTGGCGGCGCGCTTCAAAGCCATGGCAAGCGGCTTAGCCTCGGCGGGAGGCAGCGGCTTATCCAGTAAAAGAAAGCATTGGAAATTGCCTGGCGAGCTCTCGATCACGAGATTCGGGTCGATCGGCATCTCGCCAGCGCGACCTGTGTCGTCGTCCATGTCGGCCACGATGGCCAAGACCGCTAGTACGTCCGCCTCTGCGCCCTTCTTGCCCCTCTCGAGATTGGGGCGCATGAGGTTGGGACATATGTAGCAATTCGCATTCGGCGTTTCGGCGTGAGCCATGACAGCGTCGACCATTCCGTCGAGGTCACCAACGGGGTGATGGCTAATTACCCCGCCAGCCCTATCCTCTCCGGTAGTATTTGCGAAGAACGTCGATACTACAAATACACCGTGGAGACCGTCGGCCATTTGGTGCAGCATCTGCACGTGAGTGCGGATGGCGGATTGGTCGAAGGCTGGGTCGATTTCAGGCTGTGCGGCGGATGAGACTGTCGGCAATCTGGCCTCCTGCAAGTGCTTTCGATGCTGCTTTGGTGATTTTTTCCGCGATTGCCGGCTGAAACGACGCGCAGTGCTGTCCGCCCACATTGGGTGCTATCGTTCTACGGGTGCCGTCGGGGAATTCGCGAAGCAGAAGGCCATAGAGACGCACATCGCCGAGTTGGACCGTGAAGCGGGCGAGTGTTCTGGCGCCGCCTGGTGACGGCGGCCTTTCGACCGCCGATATCGATTGGATCACCGGCTCCATCAGGCGCGCGCCGCAGCATCGTTTTCAATTTTCTCGATAACTGCCTGCCACACAAAACTGGCCGTCCGAGAGTCCGCGAAAAAAGCGTCGCCGACATAGCGGAGCAGGCCGGACTTTGGCGGCGTACCCTGACCCCAGTATTCGACGAACCCGAAGCGGCGACGGTCCCCCTTCTCGCCCTCGGTCAGCACTGCCTTCTCAGGGAATAGCGCAGGCGCATGCTTGTCGATCAGCCTTGCGTCGGCGGCGTACCCGTCAAGGAAATCGATGGCCAGACCGTATCCTCGAATTCTCCGAGCTTCTTCTTGCTCGCGGGTCAGGCGGAAAGCACGTGGTTCATTGGTCATTGAGCGCAAAAGTCCTCCTCCCGGCGCGAAGGCCAGTCGATTGTTGGCGTGGTTTGTGGTGGGTCGGTGGATTAATTAACCGGCGGAAGCCGGCGAGCGACAGGTGACTAGGCGGCTGCTACGCGAACGGTTGTGTTGTCGTTGGCGCACCACGTGGTAGTGCGGGCGCGTTCAGCCATCCAGGCATCAAGATCGGCGGTGGAGTAGACGACGGCTCGACCAAGTTTAAAGAATTGAGGACCGCCACCGAAGCAGCGGAGTTTATCGAGGGAGCTTTTTGAGAGACCGACGTATGCGGCAGCTTCTTTTACGCGAATATTTTTCATGGGCACCTCCTTTGTTTCGTTTCAGGATGATGCCAGTTGTAGGACTGGTTTACATTTATTAGTAGTGGCTTAAAACCTGCTATTTAAGGCTCGTGACGAGAGACGTCCATTCCTGCTTCGTAGCGGGCGATCGCGGCCCTGATTTTAGATTCGTCGTTCAGGCGGTACTTGAGAGACAGCCGCGCCATTCGCTCAGCATACGGTACGCCTTCATCTCTCCACAGATCGTTATCCTGACCGATTTCATGCCATCTGTGCTTAGCTCCGTATGCCGGCTTACCCCTTTTTGCCCCGAAGAGCTCCGCCGCAATCTTTTGCGCATCGCTGCCCGCCTTGCCTTCAGCCAAGAGCGATAGCACCCGCGCTTTGGCCTCGGTTCGTTCGCCGCGATTCAACATGTCCCTGATCCGCATCGCTTCGAAATCAATTTTGGGTAGCTTTGCCATTGCGGCCTCCCATCGCCTTGACGATCTTGTCGCCGATCTCATCGGCCGCACGTTTGAGCGGATCCACATCGAGGTGGGCATACCGCTGCGTGGTCGCCGCTTGAGTGTGACCGAGAAGCTTTCCGATGATGGGAAGGCCAAGGCTGCCACCAACCCCGACGCTTGCAAAGGAATGGCGGAGGTCATGTAGGCGCACCCCCTCTATCCCCGCACGCTTGAGAACAGCATCCCACGGTTTGTTAAGATCCGCCCTGGGTTTCTCGTCTTCCGTGCCTGCCGAGTTCCCTGCAATCACGTATTTACCGAGGCGGGGGATGTTCTCAAGCACTGCGACAGCTGCGGCGGACAGGACGACGGTTTTCTTGCCGGTCTTCGAGTCCGGAAGGAACAAGAGGCCGCGCTCAAGGTCGACCTCCGTCCACTTCAAATCGAGAATCTCTCGGCGCCGAGCTCCGGTGAGCAATAACAGTCGGATTGCTGCCATTGCGTGCGGCCCATACACGGTGCGCCTATTCTCCGGTTTTGGGGCGTGCTTCGCCTTGGCTTTTTTCTGGTCCACTTCGTATGGAAGCCCTACCGTTTCCGCCTCGTGCAGAGCTTCGCCAAGTGCCGTGAGCTCAGCTGTGGTAAGGAATCTCTCTTTGCGATTTTCTCTGAATCGTTCCACCGCCTTCACAGGGTTGTGTCCGGCAGGCACCAGGCGCTGCTTTGCCGCCCAGCTAAACATGGCTGAGAGGACTGCGAGTGTGCGATTGGCCATCGTTTTCCCGCCGTTCCCCTTCTCGATTTTACCGCGTGTGATGTGTGCCTGCAGCCGCGCAACGTCGCTTGGCGTCACGAGCGAGCTGCGCATTGATCCGAGCACCGGCTTCACGTACCGCTCAACAGCGGCCGAGTATTCTTGATATGTACGTCCTTTGCGCTTGGTAGCCACATGATCCTGCAGGAACTTATCAGCAAGGTCTGCGACTGTGTCCTGCTTCCGCTCATCGCTTCGTGCGCCAGCCGGATCCGCGCCAAGCGTTACTCGCGCCAATGTTCGGGTGGCTTCGTCGCGGGCTTCCTCGGGGGAATGTGTGGCAGGCGTGCCGATTTTCAGCCTCTTTTTCGCGACGCCTCGTCCACCCGCCCCTGGCCGATACTCTAAGATCCACGACCGAGCCCCGCTCGGCATTACCTTCAGACCGAAACCCTTCACGCTCTCATCATAGTATATGACCGGCTTCTCCGACGGCTCGATGGCAGCAACGGCTTTTCGCGTCAATTTGATTGTCGGCAT